TATGAAAAATAGTCTGTGTATATTTATGTAATATGGCAGACGGTACTACATACGGGTTATTTTTTCCATTTCAAGATTCAAGAAGAGGAGATTACTTAGCGCTTACAGAATTTGAACAACAAGAAGTAAGGTCGGATTTAATCCATTTATTATTAACAAGAAAGGGTACAAGATATTTTTTACCCGATTTCGGTACAAAACTATATGACTACATATTTGAACCTTTTGATGGATTAACTTTTAACGCAATAGAATCTGACATTAGGGATTCAATATCAAATTATATGCCTAACCTAATTGTTAATAATATATCTATTGAACCTATAACTCCTGAGGACGAATCTGATGGAACAATTACCGGTACAATAGGTAGTGTTAGAGTTTATGACATATATAGAGTACCGGGTAAAAACACATACGAATACACCGCAAAAGTTAGAATAGATTATTCTATTAATAATCTTACCTTTTCACAAAGTGATTTCGTTATTATAAATATTTAATACAATATGGCTAACAATAAAATTTCGTATACAGTTAGAGATTACCAAGGAATAAGGGCGGAATTACTTAACTACGTAAAAACATATTATCCTGAGTTAATTCAAGATTTTAATGATGCGTCAGTATTTTCAGTATTCTTAGATTTAAACGCTGCTGTTGCAGATAATCTACATTATCATATCGATAGAAGTATACAAGAGACTGTACTACAATATGCACAACAAAGGTCATCAATATATAATATTGCTAGAACTTATGGATTGAAAATTCCTGGACAAAGACCTTCGGTATCTTTGGTTGATTTTTCTATAACAGTTCCTGCATTTGGTGACAAAGAAGATGAAAGATATTTGGGTGTGTTGATTAGAGGGTCACAGGTAAGTGGCGCTGGTATTGTGTTTGAAAACATATATGATATTGATTTTACATCACCTTATAATGCTCAAGGTTTTCCAAATAGACTTAAGATACCAAATTTTAACTCAAATAATGTTTTACTAAATTATACGATAACAAAAAGAGAACTTGTTGTTAATGGTATTACAAAAGTATTCAAGAGAGTTATTTCACCGAATGATGTTAGACCATTTTTTGAGTTGTTCTTACCTGAAAAAAATGTTTTAGGTATAACAAGTGTGTTATTAAAGAATGGTACGGACTATACAAATATACCACCTGCCTCGGAATTTGTTGGTTTAGCAAACAGATGGTATGAGGTTGATGCACTTGCGGAAGATAGAGTTTTCATCGAAGACCCTACAAAAGTTGCAGACCAACCAGGAATAAAAGTTGGTACTTATATTCAAACTAGTAATAGATTTATTTCTGAATATACACCTGAAGGATTTAAAAAGATGACTTTTGGTGGAGGAACAACATCATCACAAGACCAACTTAATTTATTTACTAATTTAGGAGGACCTTTGAATATACAAAATTACTTAAATAATTTTTCATTAGGCTCAGCATTGGTTCCAAACTCCACACTATTTGTTCAGTATAGAGTTGGTGGCGGTTTGGCAACTAACTTAGGTACTAATGTAATTAATCAAGTAGGGACTGTTTCGTTTTTTGTTAATGGTCCGTCAGAAGTTACAAACCAGTCAGTTGTAAATTCATTAAGGTGTAATAATGTGACCGCGGCGATTGGCGGGGCAAATCAACCAAACATAGAAGAAGTTAGAAACTTTGTATCATTCAACTTTTCAGCACAAAAAAGAGCAGTTACTGTGAATGATTATGAGGCGATTATTAGAAATATGCCTTCACAATTTGGTGCACCTGCCAAGGTTGCAATAACAGAAAACAACAATAAAGTTAAAATACAAATATTGTCATACGACACACAAGGTAAATTAACAAGTGTCGTTTCAAATACTTTGAAACAAAACCTCGCAACGTACCTATCAAACTATAGAATGTTGAATGATTATATTTCAATATTAACTGCTGAGGTTATTGATTTAAGTGTTGAAGTTTCAATAGTATTAACATCTGCACAAAATTCAGGACAAATCATAACCGATGTTGTAAGTAGAATTTCAAATTATTTTAATCCACAGTTCAGAGAACTTGGACAAAATGTCAACATTTCTGAACTAAGAAGTATTATACAAAACCAAACAGGTGTTCTTAATGTAACGGGAATGGATTTTTATAATTTGGTTGGGGGACAATATTCGTCCGCGCAAACATCAATGTTATACGCTGACGAAGAAACAAGAAAAATTCAACCTGTAGATGATACTTTATTCGCCGAACCAAATCAAGTTTATCAGGTAAGATTTGCAACAAAAGATATTAAAGTTAGTGTAAAGAATTATCAAACAACTACATTGTCTTAATTCGTTTATTTATTTAATTAAAGTCTTAACTTTTGGGTTAGGTAAAAATTTGCCCTAAACTATTTATAGATTAAAGATTACATGGGTCAAAGCCTGAGAATTAGAAGTAAGCTTGGAATTAATCAAACATTAAATGTGCCTCTTGACCAAGAGTATGAGTTTTTGGAGATTTTGTCTTTAAAAATTCTACAGGCAGACATATATACTCGCTCATGTGCGGAATATGGAGTTATTGTTGGTAGGGTAACTGCAAATAATGGGTTTGGAATACCAAATGCAAAAATTTCCGTATTCATCCCAATTCAAAACGAGGATTTAAATAATCCATTGATTACTAGTGTATATCCGTATACTGTACCTACAGATAAAAATGATGATGGGTATAGATACAATTTATTACCATACGAAAAATCATACTCTAAACACGCAGCAACAGGAACATTTCCGACAAGGTTAGATGCATTAACCGACTCAACTGTGATAGAGTTAGTTGATAAGTATTACAAATTTACTGTCAGAACAAATGATAGTGGTGACTACATGATAATGGGGGTACCTACAGGGTTTCAAACTCTTGTTATGGATGTAGACCTTTCAGACATTGGAGAATTTTCACTAACACCTCAAGATTTAATAAGAATGGGGTTAGCCACGGAATCACAAGTTGCCGGTAACCAATTCAAGACATCGGAAGATTTAGAATCATTACCACAAATTATTAATATTACAAAAACAATTGAGGTTTCTCCATTATGGGGTGAACCAGACATATGTCAAATTGCGATTAATAGAGTCGACTTTGATTTAAGAGATGATGCAAATGTAGATATACAACCTACTGCGGTTTTTATGGGGTCTATGTTTTCAACTACAGAAAATCTAAGACTTAGAAAAAATTGCAAACCAAGAGATAACATGGGGAATCTTTGTAACTTAGTTGCGGGACCTGGACAGATTTTAGCAATAAGAAGTACAATTAATCAAGATAGTGAGGGAAATCCAATATTGGAGCAGTATGAGTTAGAACAATCAGGTAATGTGATTGATGAGGATGGAACATGGTTGGTGGAAGTACCAATGAACCTTGATTACATCATAACCAACGAGTTTGGAGATAGAGTTATATCACCAGATTATAGTGTTGGTATACCATCAAAGGGAAACTATAGGTTCAAAATAAAATGGCAACAACCAAAAGACCTAACACAACAGACAAAAAGGGCGTATTTTCTTGTTCCGAATATAAGAGAGTTTGGATGGACTTCAGGGGCGGACCCTAATTACTTATCGACAACCTCATTACAAGGAAGACAATTGGCTAGTTCATATTATTTTGGATTAGATTGGAGCGGATATACTGATGGATTAACGACTATTTCAGATAAAAATACTAAAGTTAGTGAAATAGTTAACTGTGATGATACGTTTTATTCTTTAGGGTTTAATCGAGTATATACAGTTTCAGGGTTGATTGACCAATATAAAAATGGTGCTAATAGAGGAAGATTTATTGGAATAAAAGAAATTAATGATGACACTTGTGCGTCTACAACAAATAAATTTCCGGTGAATGATGGGGTTAGAAATTTTGATTCTTTATTTTTTGTTACATCAATATTATTACAAATAATACAATTAATAGGGGTACCAATAATAATTGTATTACATTTCGTAGCCTTTATTTGGAATTATATATTAGTACCGTTAAGAATTTTTTTTACTGGACTTTTTAGTGGATTGGCAACTTTTTATTTGGTTAAAGCGATAAAGGGGTACTTAAGCTACGGAAGACAGATGTTGAGTTGGACTACTTGTTTGGGAACTAATGTCGCTACCTTTGGAGTATTAACAGGAGTTTGTGATGGGTTATTCACCGCAGCACAAACCACTTTAAAACAGGCAAATAATGATATTAAATTATCGGGTAGATGGTTTCTTACACTTGTTGCTTTTGAAAAAATTATGAGACTTGTTAAAGAAAGAAAATTTGCACCAATAAAACTAACAAGTTTAACATACCCATCTTGTCAAACCTGTGATTGTTCTGGAAGTAATGATATTTCAAATATTGCGGGATTTAATAGTGGTGTTATAACTCCTTTTGAAGATTCAAATCAATACGTCGATAACATAAAAGAAAAAACAATTATAAGTACATATAGTACTGATGATATAGAGGCCGCAACATTTTCATTCGCACAAGTAATTGCAACCAATTTAGATTCTGAAAATGATAATACTGTGTATAAAACAATGGAATCACCAGAGTCGGTATATCCTAGTAATGGTAATAAATTCTTTAACTACTCAGTAGACTTACCTTTTGCTGAAAGAATTAACATCTTCAATCTAAGGAAAAAATATTTTGACGGTATAAATAAAATAAGTGTATCTTTTGATTATTCTAATAACGCGGTAAGTCATTATGATAATACCTTAACGATAATAACACAAACCCCATTTGATACTGGTACATTATTAACATTCATTAATCCTACATTAACACAAGATGTTAATTATAAATATTCTGGAGATGCAACAACGAATAATACTGTAAGCGGAATAAGCGGAACTTCACTAAACCCAAACAGTTCAGTATATAGTGTTGAATATGCTATAAATCAAACAAATAATGGGTTAGTTACGTATAATTTAAGTACTGGTTCTACAATTAATAGTTACAGATTCCCATCAGACATTGAGTACTATCAAGTATTAACGGCAATAACTATTTCAGAAGCTTCAAAAATATGGCAAAATACTAACGAATCCTTTTTACCCGGACTATTGAACTCTTCTATTGTTGTGAGATATAATGAAAAAACAGATTTTATATCAGGTTGGGGTAGTGTAAAAGAGTATCCGTCTTATAAGTATAGTGAATTATTTAGTGGTTTTGAAAATCAATATATCGTAATATTACAAAGGGGAGTAGACCCGTATTCGCCTAAGTACATAAACAAATACGGTATTGGTAAATTATTGGGTTTTCCAACCGAAGACTCAGTAATAATAACAGGGGAAACTAGATTAAATATACCAATTCAAAAACTCAACACAACAACAGCGTCTGTACAATTATTTAACGGACAGTCTAATATATTTTATCCATCTCACTTTTTTAGAGGAGGAGACGGTTTTTCAAGTTTTACAACAAGTACTGTTGGTTATTATAGTGGATTAGATGCCACAAGGCCAGCACCTTTAACAAATACACCAACAATAAATTCGGTTAGAAGTGTGATAACACTTACAAGTAATGATGCGTACTATTCATTTAGTAGTCAGGCAAGATACGACCTTTCCGAAGACTTATCGGGAGGTGCTTATTACTATGTTAACGGAGGTAATAAACCTAGTAATACAACCATAACATACTATACATCTTCACTATTACCTACGTTAACAGCGACCCCTATGAGTATTAGTTCTAAAATGAATAATGTTCTTAGAACTGATAGACTTCCATCTTCAGATTATTTAGATGGGGATAGTTGGACATACAATCCAAGCCTATTACAACAAAATATTGGATTTGCTATTTATGAAATTAATACAGACAATGATTCAATATCTACACAGGGATATGGTGGAGGAGCCGATATTATTTCGGCAGACATTAGTGGACTTACAGCAAGTGAAAATGTCTTTAAGACTTTTGAGTGTGCCGACATGGTTAGTTTAGATTGTTATACAGGAAATAGTACAACTTTTGGTGTTAACACAAAATGTTCTAATAAAGATTCCGTTGAAAACGGTTGCTATGTTATAATGAAAAGACCTTTATTGGATATACCAAAAGATTTGAAATCATGGAGTGAATGGGGGTATAGATTTAGATTTTTCTATGGATTATGTAGGGGAGTGTTATCACAAACTTTTGTCAATAATTGGGTTAATGGTACGTTATTTGCATATCCTCTACAAATAGATACTCGATTTGACAAACAGAATAAACCAGCAACCCCAATATTCTGTAAGGATACAATATATTTTGATGAAAAAACAAACAACTTCTATTATAGAAGTAGTCCTTATAATAATACATCAAATAAGTTTATTGGAAAAAGCGTGTCAACACAAGTGCAACCTATAAATAATAGACTATTACAATACCCAACAACAATCATGAATTTAGGTTGGAAAGACTCTTTCTATTCTGAAGTAAGTTTTGACCCAAGTGCTAATTCGTATGTAATTAATCAACTTAACCCAACAAGTTATTCTGACACTTCAGATTTAATTAATTTATTTGTTATTTCTAGAATAACAGATGAAAATTTTATACAAAGATTGACTTCAGGATTAAATCCTGATAACTCTTTGAATCAATTATTTACAAGAAATGAAAGAAGAATAGATGGGGACTTGGCTCAATTGATGTCGATAAACTCTGAAGAAGGTGTGATAAAATTTTCGCCTGAATATTATTTCTTAACGGGTTCACAATACGACCCTGTTATTATTAATAATCCAATTTCAAGTAGCCCAACAATTGGAGTTTTCTTTTCATCAACCACTGAAAATTTACAATTCAAAGATTTCTTGTCACCAGGTAGAATTAATTTTAGAGCAACACCAACATCGAATTTCACACCATTTAGTTATGGTATTAAATCACAAGAAGTACCTTACTTTAAATGGGAATTAAAAAATTCACCAACAATATTCGGAACAGAATTAAATAACTGGGCAACTAGTCAATCTCAAATTGGGCAATCAAGATACCAATCATTGGATAGAACAACTTCCACATATTATCAAGGACAAGGAATTGTAAACGACCAAAACAAAAGAGGTTATATTTTTAAAGTAAGTAATGATTCAACTTTGGTTGCTGGAACACAATATGATAAAGTTAGAACAAATGAGAATAATATATTTTTAGTTGGAGCACCATTTCATTTTTATTTTGGACTTAACCAAGGAGCAACTGCGCTTAATAAATTTAAAACAAAGTATGCTTTAGATGAGTAATCAATATACAATCATACCAAGTGTACAACAATATAAGTCTGCTCCTGCAGATGACCAGCAGGTGCCTATTGTTTTGGAAGAACAGAGTCAAAATCTTGTTGAATATGATAGAACTACAAATGTTAGTTTGGCTCAAGTGTTTGATGATGAGAGACAAGAATCGACAATATTCAGACCAACATTCAAGGTAAGTTATTTATACTCCAATGTTTTTACAGGAACCACAAATTACTTACCATTTCAATATAATTTATTTTATGTGGACCCTGAAGGTTCGTTATTTAATAACGTATGGAAAGGATATCCACAATACTATGAGTTTGACTTTTTTAGAAATGACATTGCAGATAATCATATAGATTATTATGCGAAAAGTGCATATACGTATAATTGGACATATAATATAACATACGCCTACGATAATGATTATAAAAAACAAATGTCTGCCGTATTGAATAACAATTCGTTTAATTGGATTGCGGATGAAGGTATTCCGTTTGTTATTAAAAGAAGTACTGAAAACGGAAATGGTATCATATCCTTCGAGTGTATTTGTGTTCATGGATTAACCGTTGGAGAATCCGTTGAATTAATAATCAATGGAGTAGTTTACAATTATAGACAACAAAGTTTATTTGAAGTCTATTCGTTAGGTAACGGACTATTTGATAGTGATTTATACATCTTCAATGTGTATGATATAGGGTTTACTGGAACAACTTTGAATAATAATGTGAAAGGTACTTTTAAGAGAGTTACCAATTCTGATAATCCTTTGGAAACAAAATCAAAGTATTATGTTAGAAGACATAAGGTACTACAAGATGTTAATAATATCATTGTGACAAAGGCAGGTTTTGAGAAGTTGCCTTTTGGAGAAGAGAGGAAATTAGAATTGAGTTCTATAACACCAAATCAAGTAACGAGAATTTCTCAAAAGACAAGTTCTAATGTTTATACGTTTACACCAAAAAGAGACATTGATTTGGGTAAATTAATTGACAATCAAAAAAGACCTTTAACTGAATTGTTTTTAACAATTATAAACAGAGGATACTCAGGATACTTTAACAAACCGACAAACGGAGTTGGTTTAAAACAAGGATGGTTGTTTAATATTACTAAGTTCAACAATTCTTGGTGGAGCGACAACAACACCGTGTCAAACTCAAACATAGGTGTTAGTTCCTATACACAAACTAATGGGGTGACAAAAACATTTTATTATAACCAATCTTTAAAAATTGGAGACATAATTGATGGCGATTTTTGTGAATGGAATGATTATGAACAAGTGGAAAGGGTTATATCACCGTATTACCATAAGATAAGGTTTAATCAGGATGTGTTTCAAACGGTATCTTCACCAAGTCCAAATACTGCTGGATATTATTACAACCCACATACTTCAATTACAATACAAGTATTCTCAGATTATATTGAAACCGGTGATGTAGACCAAGTACAAAATGTACCAACATACGCTTTTTATTCAAATACAGACCAACAGTTTAGATGGAGGGATTTGTATACATATGGATTTTTTGACCAACTAGGTAGAGGAGTTGATTATCCGTTCTTTAACAAATCGCATTACCCGTATAAAAATACTATAGTTAGGTTAACTCCCGATGATAAAGGGTTTAACATAAACGATACAATTCAAGGAATTGGTGTTCCAGTGAAACCACTTATAGATGGATGTGAATAAATTTATATTAAGACAAGGGTTCTTTACTGATAAAGAACTTACAATTCCAATAGAGGGCAAGTGGGACTATGAAGGTATTGATGATGCGATTGACCAATATGAGGAGAACGCTATTGCTGAAGTTATAGGAAAGGGGTATGATTTTGAGGTTGATAGATTCCCACATGCTCAACACAGTGGAAGTAGTAGGACGGATATAAATTATGAGTTTTATTTTTTCTCGGGAGGAAATTTAACATCATCTTCTGAATGGAGAAATTCATACATAAGTGAATCGTTTACAGTACAAGACGTTTTCTACTATTCAAATAGTTTTAGTAAATCATTTTTTAAACTTGATTTCTATGACACTGTTGATGAGAAAAATCAAAAGAATTATTTTACGATAATAATACCAACACAACAGGGTGAGTTTATGGATATCAATATGGCAAGAACGCCTGTTAAAATTAGAAAACCAAAATTCAAGTTAGATTATATTGGGGATAAAGAAGGGTTTTTTATTTATTGGTTAAAGAGTTTGGAATTTATTCCGTTGAATACTTTTTATATGACTGCCAAGTTTTATAATGCAAAAACAGGTGCTTTCACAAAAATGTTAAATAAACCACAATCAACAATAAATAACAATAATAAATTCATATTCGATAATATAGATTATTTCTATTATAGAGTGGTGTTAGATTATGTGAATATTCAATATACGGTCTATGACTTACAAGGTAATAGAGCGGGTACAACAAGTACCATAAAATGGTATGAATATGTTAATCCCCCACAATAATGAGTGACATATATAAAATAAGAATATCACCAGAAACTATATTAGGTGATTTGTCCTATGTTAATTATAGTGGACAAACCGTAGGGGTTTATTCTGCGATGACACAAGTTGTTAGTGCTGGACCCAATGGTAGCTCTACTCTCACAGGATTAACAATACCAATACTATTAAATCAAACATCATTTGATGGTGGTTATTATAGTCCGTTCGATGGTGCAATATACCAAAAAGATGTTGTTACTAACTTTTTAGTTTCAGCAAATACGGTAAACCCATACACCTACAACTTGTATAATACTTCTGAACAATATCAGAAATTTATTGAGTTATCGTCGTATAGTGTTGATTGGGGTGATGGAACAAAAGAACTGGTTACTGCGTTTACTCCTAACTATATCTCACACACATATCCGACAGCAAATACGGAATATACGATAACATTATCACAGATTAATCCTTGGGGTAAAGTAATCGTACAGAAACCAATAAGAACCCCATTTAAGACCCCTGTGATATACAATCCAAAGGGTAGAGTATTCTTCCAATCTAATGTCGGTAGTTGGTCTGCAACTCCTGTTAGTTATGATTATATATTCTCAGGAGACCAATACAATTTAGTTTCGTCCCAAATATCTTCAAATTTTGGGACGGTACCATATGTCGTTTCAGGTGAAGCTAAATCAAGAATAACCGAACTATATCAGTATGGACCAGTACCATATAAAATAGGTGTTCCTGTAATAAAAAACCAACAAATTTTTGGAGTTGTAAATTCGATGACTCCAATATTCACGGCATACACAATACAGAATATTGATTATTATGATTATAAGGGAGGATTAACAATATTTTTTATGGAATCTTCAGGATTTACAGAAAATAATTTAACCGAAGTTCCTATAACAAAAGATGAACTATTATTAAAAATAACCGACCAGGGACAGATACAGACGGATATTTTTGTTGAGAGGGGTAAGAACAGCGCGTTCGAAAGAATACAAAGATTGGGTGAGATTGATAATTTAGGTGATTTAATTAATTACGGATACGGATTTTTTAACGTTGAAAAAAAGACATAAACTATTTATAGAAATAATATAAATTATGGCAATTGGAACATATGGTACAGTAAGACCAAGTGATGTATCTCCCGAAGATGTGGAGATAGTCATGAACTATACACCATCAAGAGATGTAACCACAGAATTTGTACTTAAGAGACTAAGTGCAACAACATTATTAAGACCGTACTTCAACAATTCGGCCACTGGTGGAAACAATGGTGTTGAGGTTTTGGGTGGTCTTTATAACTTAACATTACCTGCAGAAGAATTTAATGCTTTGGGGTTTTATACATTATACTTAAGACCGGCACAAATAAGAACAAGTATCACGGATTGTGGTGTATTGAGTGCATTACCTAATGTTAAAGGTATTGTTATTGATTTGGCAAATGTGCCGACTAACGCAATAAATAAATTTGTACCACAAGGTTTAGTTGGGTTTAGAATAGAATATCTAAACGCGGATGGTTCAAAGATACCAAACTTTTTCAGAATTGTAACATCTTGTTTCTATTGTGAACCGGTGTTAACAAATCAAACAAACACAAATCAAAAATCTATTAGATATAGATATGTTGACGGACAATCAAACTTATTGTTCTTAACTGTATCACCTTCATCTTCACCAACGAACAAACCAAACGCAACTCCATTTATTGGACAACCTGACCAAGATATTATTATAACAAATACGTTCTTCAATCCAGTTACTATCGACATTGAAATGGTTGAATACGATATATCATCACTTGCAATTGCGTTGTATGGTAATCAAACCAAATCTATTGATGATGGTATCTATACAATTTACGATTCAAGTAATAACATTTATAGACAATACAACTTATACGAAATAAGAAATCAGTTTAATGAACTTCTGTATGAAGTTAGACAGAACAGAGGAAATGACATTGATTTCAGTAAAAACTTTAACACTATAATAACCTAATGGCGACGACCAGAAGTAAATATTTTTATCCGCCTAGGCCAGGTAATGGTGCGGGAACATTCTCCGATGAAATTGTTGGATTACAAACAGTTACGGGTGGAGGACTTACGCAAGGTAATTTTGAATTCACAACAAATGTTGTTGAAAAGGTTAATCGTACATTTAATGTGGGAGCCTTCTCAACTCCAATTAGTTTAGAAGACCTTAACATTGATAGTTTATTAGAAGGAAATTCCATACTTGAAACACAATTTAGAGTGTATCCAAAGTATGATGTTTCTCAAGTATTAAACTTTTCCATGTATGGTTCTTTGGTTAAAAGATTTAGTGTTTCAGTTACAAAAATCATTAATTATTTTCCTGCATCAATAGATATTCTATACACACAGTTAAATTTAACAACAGGGGCAACGGCAGTTAATATTGCATATGATTCTGTTGCTAATGAAACTTATTTTGAAATTAATGTAAATAGAGTACATAATCCTTTCGATATCGATTATACAGTTAATGCAACAAATAATTTAAGGGTAAGAGAGTTAGAGGTATCTAAATACAGAAATCTATATAACACATATTTGGATTATGCCGTAACAGTTAATGGTATTGATTATAAAGTTGAATCTTTTTCACCGTCACAATCATTCACAGCAGGAACCATGGCATTATATGTTTCGGGTTCGCCATTTGGTGTTACTGCAACAACTTGGTATGATGATTTTGTTGTTAAACCAAATGATTATATAACCGATAAAGTGTTCGAAGAAGACTTCGATGAGGTTGAGAAATTTTTGATTAACAGATTGGTAAATCCAATATACACATCAATATTCCAAGTTCCCCAACAAAATGAAGATGGGCAATTCTATATCGATAACAAACAAATTACTTGGCCAAAAGATGGTATGTGGAATTTGGATATTAGGTCACTTGAGTTTGATTCTTATTTAACACAATTACAAGCCATTGCAGAAAATTTAGACGGATTCAAAACAAACTTGGTGTCAAGATTTTTGATTTCAGGTTCGTTAAAAGATTTTGATACGCTAGGACAGAAAGCGGAAAAGATATTTCAGATATATGGCAGAAGTTTCGACCAAATAAAACAATTCATTGATGCTCTTGCATATGTCAACTCTGTTAATTACAATCCAGGAAATGACATACCTTCACAGTTATTATTTAACCTAAGTCAAACTTTAGGTTGGAGTACTAACTTTTCACCAATAACACAGGAAAATTTTTTAGATAGTGTTTTCGGTAACCAAGCGGTTAATGAATACCCTGGATATTCTAGGTCATTAACACCAACCGAACTTAACTATGCTTACTATAGGAATCTTATTATAAATTCTGCATATCTTTTTAAATCAAAAGGAACCAGAAGGTCCATTGAATTTTTGTTAAGACTGATAGGTGCTCCCGAATCTCTAATTGAGTTTAACGAGCATATCTATTTGGCTGACCAAAAAATTAATATGGAAAACTTCAATACACAATACGCTGAAATTTCTGGTGGTACATACAACCAAGAATTACCGGCACTATTGGAAGGAGACACATACAAAATTAAAGGACAAACATTTACCGCTTTTACAACGACAGATATTTTTCAACCAGTAGTTGTTACGAGAGGAGAATATCCTGTTGATGATGAAGGGTATCCAAAATCACCCGATGAGACGGAAGAAATGTTTTTTCAAAAGGGAGCTGGTTGGTATGAGTGTACACCAAGACATAGAAGTCCTGATGAGGTTCAGATTACAGGGTTAGTATATACAGGACAGAATTACGATATCCAAACACAACTCCAACCATTTAGTTATGGTGAAGAGTATTTGGATGTTTATAGGGATTTCCCGTATATGAAAGAAGGTTTCAAACTAAGAAAAGTTGTTGATAATAATAAATCGTGGTTGGAGGATGATGATAAAATCAGAGTCTCAAATACCGCAAATTACAATGCCGATTATTATGTCGACAATGAAAAATTAGTTATCAATGTAAAGAACATTGAGTTAAACATAAACCCTGGACAAGGGTTAGCGTATGATGTTTGGGACGAATCTGTAAAATACAACTACCCAATACCTGAATCAGGATTAACTGTTAATTTTCCAGTCCCTGGTGGAGTAGATGCTACTTTTGTAAATCCACAACCAAAAAAGAAAACTTTCTTTGAATTTTTACAAACTTTTTGGTTGAATATGATTAATACAAGAAATAGACAATTTATAACCGATGGTAAAACAGGGGGATATCCAAATCTACAGTCTATTTTTTGGAAATATATTGAATCAGAACAGACCGTTGGTATTCCAAATAACAAATACACATATCAAAAACTTATTGATTATGTTGAAGGTATGGGTCCTTATTGGATGAAACTAATAGACCAAATGATACCGGCAACAACCATTTGGACAACGGGAATCAAATATGAAAATTCTATTTTACATAAACAAAAGTTTGTATATAGAAGACAAAGAGGGTGCCAATTTGTACCTGTGGTAGTACCACCATGTTTAATAATAACAAATATATTTAACTATACGTGTAGTACGGAGTATGTTGATTTTTTAATTTATCCATGGTTAAATGGTGATGAAAATGTTTCTAATTTCAGTACAATATTAAATAATAGACTCAATAATTATTTACAACAACAAGGACTTACAATTTCTGATTGTCAGTTAAATTCTTTGAAAACTACATGGTATGTTGATTTGAGATTAGATGGTAACATCTTAATACAAGTTCCATTCTATACTGGTTACGGACAAGCTGACGTACCGACAAATACTCAGTGGAAAACAGCATTAACTAATAATTTACCTCAACTTACACAATATAGTTTGGGTTATTTTCTAAATGGAACAATGTTAACAATATCTAATTTAACTATGACACCTATGAATTTGGGAGAATTACTTTCTCTGAACGCTGGTATAAACATTGAAATAAATTGCGTTTAATGGCACAGTTTGATTATACCATATTAGTAACTGGAGATTGTCAGAGTAACTCTGGTGGTTCCATAAGTATATTACCATTTGGTGGAACGCCACCATACACTGTTGAATGGGTTAATCCTAATTTGGGAACTAACACTATAACAACAGAACCATCAATTAGAACTGGACTATCAAGTCAAGTTTATGCGGTTAGGATTAACGATTCGACTCTTCCTGTTAACTTAGAATTCTACGTTAACATACCTGTTTCTAACGGGGTTTGTGTTTTTATAGATGATTCGGCAGGCACCACCTGTGGTTTAAACAATGGCTCTATAACGGGAAGTTCGTCTACCAACTATTCTTCGGCATCCTTTTATTTATACAGTGGTAATGGTCAGTTTATAACATCTGCAATTACTAACACAAACAATGTTGTTTTTGGTAGTTTAACTGCCGGAACTTATAATGTAGGTGTTTTAGATTTGGGAGGATGTTCAGGATTAAGTGAAACAATAGTTATTGAAGATTCTTCCGAATTTGATTTTGGTCTATATGTAGTTCCAAATTCTAGTTGTGGTGGAGATTCAATAGGTAAATTATATGTTACAGGAGAAACAGGTCCATCACCATACACCTACTTATGGAGTAATGCTGAAACTACAAGTTTTATAACAGGACTAACGCAGGGAAGTTATTCTGTAACTGTAACTAACTCACTTGGATGTTCGGTTACAAAAAACGCAACTGTTGGAAAAGTAAATCCTGTTGGATTTGGAAATTTTGTTGTAACACAACCAACATGTTTTTCTAATGACGGTGTTGTTGTTATGACAATAACAGGAGGAACCGCACCTTTTTATTATTCAGCATCTACGGGATACTTTGAGGTTTCATATTCAAGCACATTTACAATACTGGGATTAACTGCCGGACAATTAAGTGTCAAAGTAACTGACTCAGGTTTTTGTACCTTTACAGAAACCACCGAAATATTAACACCTAACGGTATTAGTTCTGTCTCAATTACAGGAACGAACTCAAGTTGTTCTCAAACAAACGGAGCGATATTAGTATCCTTACAAGGAGGAACAACACCATACACATATACATTAGTATATCCAACAGGAGATAGTAGTGTAGTTGCAACATTAAACTCGACTAATCAATTTATAAATTTAACTGCGGGTACTTATTCAGTCTTTGTTGAAGATAGTTCTGGATGTTCTTATACTGACGAAATTACAATAATGACGGAAGATAAGTTTACAATATCGGCACAAGTAACAGGCTCAACTTGTGGGTTAAATAACGCAACTGTTCAGGTTATAAAAACAACAGGAGGAACATCTCCATATGATTATAGACTAGATACAACAAGTCAAATTATTGATACGACACAATCCGCAGTTACATTTACTAATGTAAGTCAAGGATTTCATACGGTATCTGTCGTAGATGCTGACGGGTGTACACAAAGTAGTAATTTTTACATAAATTATTCTGAACCTATAGCATACAGTCTCTACTCAACATCATGCGGAACTGGAAGTGATGGTAGTATTACTGCATTTATATCTTCAGGAGTACCTCCGTTCACATTTAATTGGTCTAGTAACGTACCCAATAACCCACAATCAATAACCGCAACAGGTTTGACCGCTGGCACATATAGTTTGACTGTGGTTGATAGTACAGGTTGTTCTTTACAAAGAACAACTGAAATTATTTGTAGCCAAAGTTTTGTCTCATATCAATTATATGTGATGGGGGACGAAGAGTTCCAATTAAAATCGGGAACTAAGTGTGGTCTTTTACAAATGTTAAACGAAGGGTTTGTTGACTTAACAACAGGGAATGATGGTTGTGTCCTTAATTCTGCGGTTTTCTTTGCGAAAGTTAGTGTTGACCCAACAGGAACTACATATACTAATACATTTTATACCGCAACAACTTTAAATCAGGCACCTTCTGATAACTTATGGTATAATACAATAAGGGCTTTGCTTTTATCTGTACCTGGAATACAACAAGTTACAATAGATACATTAAACAATCAAATTACAATACAAACAACTGTGGGAGGACCACTAAACAATCAAATAATAACGGTTGATGTCTTAATAGAATATGACATTACATGTAAACAATGACACAAGTAAGAATTGATAGTATAACTGGGGTTAATTATCCTGTAGACATATATGTTGCCGATGTTTATGGTAATAATAGGACTTATTTGGCGACCGTTATTAACGGACCTGTTCCGCCTGAATTATCATATACAACATTACCTCCATTATTTGATAACGCTCCTTCAGTAATGGTAATTGTTATTGATACAAACAATTGCGAAAAATTTGAAATAGTACCATGTATAATACCGGCAACCGTAACACCTACCCAAACCTTAACTCCAACTAATACCCCAACCGTAACTCCAACAATCACTCAAACCCCAACAAATACGGTAACAAGAACCCAAACTCCAACAGTAACTCCAACAAACACTCAAACTCCAACAGTAACTCCAACAAACACTCAAACACAAACAGCAACTCCAACAAACACTCAAACACCAACAAATACGGTAACAAGCACACCAACAAACACACCAACACCAACACAATCTTTAACTCCAACAAATACACCAACAAATACACCAACAAATACTATAACCCCATCAATAACTCCAACAAAAACACCAACAAAAACTCCAACTCAAACACCAACTCAAACACCAACAAACACTCAAACCCCAACAAGTACCCAAACTCCAACAAATACAACAACACCAACAAACACTCAAACCCCAACACTAACACAAACACCTTCAGAAACACAACCACAATTCTTTGCTTATGTGTTCCCTGAGGCTCTTGATTCGAGCTCACAAAACAACTTGGGTCAGTATATGTTTGATTCTGGAGCGGGATGGTTTGGTTTTGGAAATACGGGTGTACCTGGAACTCTTGATTATTCAAGTAATCTAAATTCATATGCTCACTTTAGTGGATTCTCAGGAAGTGTTGGAAACTTCATAACACCAGTCTCAACTTTGAGAGGGGCTATTAGACAATCTTCAGGTTCAGGAACAGATTCGTATGGGTGTGCTCAATCACAGTACACTTTTGGAAGTATTAGAGTGACAACGTCTCAAGTTAATCCTAACGCTTTCTATTTCTATACTGTTTGGATACCACTTAATGGTGTTGGAGGAACAATGAACAATATGACTTTGGATGTAGGACTAGGTACTTCATGTTCAACAAATATAATAAATGATGGTATACCTGATGCAACATTATCACAGATAAATGTGA